AAACACTGGCAAACACCCAAGAGATAAAGCAGATGGTGGTCGTATAGGTTTTGCATTAGGAGGTCCAAGTAATATTATAGGATCTGATCTTTCACGACCAGGAGCAGGTTTATTAGGTGGCATGGAAGTAGAAGGAGATGAGTTTGCAGACATTGAAGGACAAACAGCAGGCCTCGGTTTATTGAGTGGATTAAATAAAATATTTGGACCTACAATAGGAAATTATATTTTTCAAAGAGGAAAGACAAAAGTTTTTAAAACAGCACAAGATAAAATTTCACAAGAAATACAAAGAAGAAAACAAGCTCAAGAAGCAGCAGAACAACTTGTTAAAGCAATGGCAGTACAAAACAGAATGGAAAATAGAGGTGGTTATCAATCAAGCTTTGGAGGAGACAAAGATTTTATGGAGGGTAGAGGCACCGCTGCAGAGATGGGTTCTTTTGCTGATGGTGGTCTTGCAACAATGTTCGTGGAGAAAAGATAATGGTAAATTTAACACCAGGTTTTGGAGGCGGTAGAGCCGCACAGAAAAAAGGAACAGCTGCATCAGTAGCTGCTTTTAAAGCGAGAGAAGTTGATAGAATAAGACCTACATTTTACGATGGTAAACTTGGTATTAAAGGACCTCAAGAATTAATTGAACAATATAAAATAGATTTTGCAAAAAGATTAAAGTTTCCAAAAGGTGGAACAGAATACAAAAGAGCAATAGCATTAGGTGAGGTTTTAAGTGATGCTGCTTTAGCTAAAAAATATAATATTACTCTTGGAGATGTAGAAAGAATAAACAGAGTTATTAAAAAAGATTTAGGAACGTACAAAGTTCCAGATAAAAAACGATACATGACAGGTAAGATTAGAAGGGAAGAATTAGAAAAGGTAACAGATTTAGGGTTAGAACAAGAATACGCAAAATTAAAAAAAGGAGAAAGAATTGGTAATCCTGATTTAGCTCACAGAGTTTCAAAAAAATATAATGTGACAACATCTAATTTAGGTTTAGATAATCCTTTAATTAATAGAGCTATTGTTAAACCTAATGAAAGAGATATTAGTAGACTTTACGATCAAAGAATAAAAATAGAAAATAAATATAAATTAAAAGATGGAACTTTTAAAAAACCATCAAATGCAGACATAAAAGCTTTAGAAGAAATAAATAAAAAAGTTATGGATCTAGCATCTGAAACAAAAGGTAGATTAAGCGCTATTGTAAATGATCCAACAGATTTAAATAAACCTTATGGAACTTTTGGAATTGATCATAGTAAAACAATTGGTGGTGGTATTATTGATGAAGTCATGCTTAAAGATGTAAGAAAACTTTCTCCTGAAGACCAAGCATTTTTAAAATTAAATTTACTAGAACTTAAAAAAAGAGAATTAGGTAAAACTCCTAAAATGTTAGCTGATGAATATAAAGATATTTTAAGCAAACCCGATGTTCAAAAAAGAATTAAAAATATTATTGATAAAGGTAACATGGAAAAAACTTATATTAATCAAGCTAAACAAATTTTAACTTTATCTGCTGTTCCTAACTTAACAACCGCAGATCAACTTCCTATACCAGAAAAATCTAAAACAAGAGAGATGTTTAAAACTGCATTTAAAAAAGTTCCTAAAAAAGGTAAAGTTGGTTTAGCAGCTGCAGGTGCTTTAGCACTTACAGGTGCAGCAAGTGCAGACGAACTACCAATTGAATACAACGACGAGATCGGCGCGTTCGTCGATCCTAAAACCGATGATAAAGTTTCACAAGCAACGTTACTTGACTGGGCTGCAAACAATCCAATGCCCACGGCTGCTATAGCATCAACACCTCTACTAAGTAAAACGGTTAGAAAAGGCACAGGTAAATTATTATCTGGATTGTTATCCGCACTTGGAACTTCTGCAGGAGGATTAACTTTTGCAGGTCTGACCGTAAAAGGTAATTTAGATGAAGGAAAAAATATTGTTGATGCAACAGTTGATCCTTTGGTTGGATTAGAATTATTATATCCAGAAGCTGTAAAAAGATTTGGTGGTAAGGGTTTACAAAACGCTTTAGGTAGAGCTCTATCTTTTGGTAGATATGGCGCTATGATGACACCAGTCGGTGCAGGCATTACCGCTTTAGGTTTAGGTAAAATGGGTGTAGAAGCTTTAATTGATGAGAGGGAAAGAATTAAAAATATGACTCCAGAAGAATTAGAAATATTCAGAGCGGAACAAGAAGAACAGATGGGAATGTCGGCATAATGGATAGAAGAACTTTTATGAAATTGTTAGGTGGTTTAGCGTCAATGCCAATTATTGGTAGAATTGCAAAACCTCTTAAATCAGAAACTGTGCAAGAAGGTATTGCTGCAGTAGGTAGCAAAGGCATGGAACTTTATGAGATGGTTATAGCTAAAGTAATGAAAGAAGGAAAAAAAATTAGTGAGTCTAATAGAGTTGAAAGTTATAAACATCCTGACAGACCTGACATCACGGTTGATGTAGATCAGACAACAGGCAGTGCAGAAATATATTTTGATACGGACAAAGGTTCAAAAGGATTTGCCGAAATTAGAAGAGATCCAGAAGCACCTGGTTCTGATGAATTAATTGAAGCTGAAGAAACTTATAAATTTTTTGGAGATGGAGATGATTACGTAAAAGATGTAGAAGAAGGAGACATTAGAGGTGGCATTGAAAATCTACGAAAGTTTACTAAAAAAGCTGATGGCGGAGAGGTTAATTTGACAATAGTTAGAATGCCTGATATCAGTGAGTCAGGTGTTGAATCATTATTTAAAAGAAGGTAAAATAACAAATGGCCACGATAGATAAACCATTACCGAATACAAAAACGACCGTCGAAGTTCCAGGAGAGGTGGAGATCGAAGAAGCAATCAAAGAAAACGTAGAAGAGATTCAAGAAAAAGGCGGACCTGTTGAAATAGAAATGACAGAAGAAGGGGGCGCAGAAGTTTCCTTTGATCCAAAAGTTGCATCTGCTGAAGGCGGTCAAGATCATTTTGAAAACTTAGCAGAATTTTTAGGCGAAGAAATTTTAGATCCATTAGGATCAAAACTTGTAGAGCAATATAACGAATACAAAGAATCTCGTGGTGATTGGGAACAATCATACAAAGAAGGTTTAGAACTTTTAGGTTTTAAATACGAGAGAAGAACAGAACCGTTTAGAGGTGCATCAGGTGTTAATCACCCTGTGCTAGCTGAAGCGGTGACACAGTTTCAAGCGCAAGCTTACAAAGAATTGCTACCTTCAGATGGACCAGTACGAACCCAAATTATGGGCACTATTGATGTTCCAAAAGAAGAACAAGCAAAACGGGTAAAAGACTTCATGAATTACCAAATCATGGATCAGATGAAGGAATACGAGCCAGAGTTTGATCAAATGCTTTTTTACCTCCCTCTTTCCGGATCTACCTTTAAGAAAGTCTACTATGACGATCTTTTAGGTAGGGCGGTATCAAAATTTGTACCGGCTGAAGATTTAGTCGTACCTTATTCTGCAAACTCTTTAGATGATGCAGAAGCAGTCGTGCATGTAATAAAAATTTCTGAAAACGAATTAAGAAAACAACAGGTGTCTGGTTTTTATAGAGACATAGAATTAGGACAACCTCCTGTAACAACAAATCAATTAGAAGATAAAAAATTAGAGCTAGAAGGAATTTCTAAAGATGGCCAAGAAGATCAATATACTTTGTATGAAATACATACTAATTTAGACTTAGAGGGTTATGAAGACTTAGGAGAAGACGGAGAACCAACTGGGATTAAATTACCATATGTAATTACAATTGCAGAATCTAATAATAAAATTTTATCTATTAGAAGAAACTATAAACCAACTGATCCACTAAAGAAAAAAATAAATTATTTTGTGCAATTTAAATTTTTACCTGGCACAGGTTTTTATGGCTTTGGTTTAATTCACATGATTGGTGGTTTAACTAGAACAGCCACAGCTGCATTAAGACAATTGTTAGATGCAGGAACTTTAGCAAACTTACCTGCTGGTTTTAAATCTAGAGGTATAAGAGTTAGAGACGATGCACAACCTTTGCAACCTGGTGAGTTTAGAGATGTAGACGCTCCTGGTGGAAATATTAGAGATCAGTTTATGCCTTTACCTTTCAAAGGACCCGATGCAACTTTACTTCAGTTGATGGGTATCGTTGTTAGTGCAGGTCAAAGATTCGCAAGTATTGCAGACTCACAAGTCGGTGATATGAACCAAGCTGCTGCAGTTGGTACAACTGTTGCATTATTAGAGCGTGGTTCACGTGTTATGTCAGCTATTCACAAAAGATTATATGTGGGACTTAAACAAGAATTTAAATTATTAGCAGAAGTATTTAAAACATATTTACCACCGGTGTATCCTTACGATGTGCCAGGTGCAAAACGAGAGATTAAAGTACAAGACTTTGATGACAGAGTAGATATTCTACCTGTCGCTGATCCAAATATCTTTTCTCAAACGCAAAGAATTAGTTTAGCACAAAGTCAATTACAACTAGCGCAGTCAAATCCTCAAATTCATAATCTATATCAAGCATATAGATCTATGTATGACGCGTTGGGTGTAAAAAATGTCAATGCAATACTCCCTCCACCGGCACAACCAATGCCGATGGACCCTGCATTAGAACATATTATGGCTATGTCAGGAAAACCTATTCAGGCTTTTCCTGGCCAAGACCATAAAGCACACATTGATGCGCATTTACACTTTATGGGATTAAATATGGTGCAGAATAATCCACCAGTTTTAGCAGTTTTACAAAAAAATATTTTAGAACACATAAGTTTAATGGCACAAGAACAAGTTCAACTAGAATTTGTAGAAGAATTACAAGAATTACAAATGATTCAACAACAAATGCAAGCAATGGGAGCTCAAAATCCTGCAATGATGGGTGGAATGATGCAAAATCCTATGATGATGCAACAACAAAAACGTGTTGCTGAGATAACAAATGCAATTGAGTCAAGAAAAGCAATTTTAATTGCAGAAATGACTAAAGATTATGTTGCAGAAGAAGAAAAAATTACCGGTGAGTTTGGTGGAGATCCACTTGTTAAGTTAAAAGCTAGAGAAATCGACTTAAAAGCAAGAGATAACGCTAGAAAAGAGCAAGAAGGACAAGAAAGATTAGATCTTGATAAGATGAGAGCGATGATGAACCAAGAAAATCAACAAGCTAAGCTTCAACAAAACGAAGAATTAGCTGGATTACGTGCGGGAGTGTCTTTAGCTAAACAACAAATGTCTGATGCAAGTAAAATTCACGATTTCGGTAGAAACTTTAAGAAAAAATAGATATAAATTTAATTAAGGAGAAAACTATGATTAAAAATAGAAAAAATGGTCAAGACAACGTAAAAGTTGTACCTGAACTTGGTGCTAACGCAAAAGGCGAGCAGCAAGGTGGGATTCCAGTTGAGATGACTGATCCAAATACATCACAAGTAGTAGATGTAAGAGGTACAAAACGTATGAGACCAGATAAGAAACCTGTAAAAGCAACTTGGTACTAAATTATGTGGTTATCGGCAATTAAATTAGCCGTCTCTGCAGGAAGTAAAATTTATGCTAACAAGCAGAAGACGAAGATGGCTATGTCAGAAGCGCAGCTTATGCACGCAACTAAAATGGCCCAAGGTCAAGAAGCTTATCAGGGTAAATTGCTAGAAGCCCGACAGTCAGACTGGAAGGACGAGGCAGTTTTATT